AATATTATTATATTTATATTATAGATATGCGCGTGCGCGAGAAAATTATGTTTGCTCACGAGAAATTGCGCCAATGACTTTGTAAATCTGCAGTATGTCCTTTTTGTTTATGTTCTGTTTCGGATAGGATGTGTTAAGAGGAACGAAACTATAAGCCTCATCATTATTAGCTGGAAGGATGGTGCGGATAAACCTTTCGGATCTTGTAATGATGAAGTATGTTTGTCCGAGTATGATGCTGTCTGCTTTTTGTAGGAAGATGGTATCGCCTACATTGTACTTTGGTTCCGCATCGTGTCCGAAGTAGTAGATACCTACACACCCGGAGAAGTAAGGAATAGATACGTACTCAATGACTGGGTAATTATCAGTGTTGAGGCTGATAGATGAGCAAGCAGATATATTCAATACTGGTTGTAGTTCTGACTTCGCACCAACCCCGAAGATGTCTTTACCGAGTATCTGGGTTATCTCGATGAGATAGCCGGGCTTGAAAGTCTTTGCATTAAGTCTTGACGATAAAGTCTGTGGAGTGATATTCCATTGTTTTGCCAACCATGCGAGGTTGATGTGTTTAGATTGCAGGACTTTTCTCACTTCTCTTCCTTCCATAGCCTATTGTGTTAGTCTGTCAATCATGTTCGTTAGCTGCTGTATCTGTTTTTGCGAATTAGCAACCACGGAAATTAAATCACTTTTCTGCTGTTGTGATGTCTCCAGCTCTCTTGTTAGCGTAGATACCGTTTCCGTTAGCGTAGTGATGTTATCTTGCTTCTGCTGTGTGTCTGGATAGGAATAGTTGTTTTGCGTGCCTATATGCCCGTTATTTTCGTTTTGTCCTCCTACGGTAACATCGCCGGAATTGGTAGCGATAGACTGGTCACCCGAGGCGGTAACTTGAACAGATGTAGATGCATACTTTGTTCCTTTATAGAAGAAGTCCATAGAAACATTTAGGACATCGCATAATTTTTCAAGGAAGTCTGTTTTTACGTTAGAAACTTTTAGGGCTTTTGAAAAATTCTGTTGAGACATCTCTAATTCCGCCGCTAAATCTTTGAATTGTAAGCGTGTATGTGCTAAAATATACTTCAATTCCTCTCCTGTCATTTGAAATATGAGTTTATTATAAACTTAATTAATGTTAAGAATAAACCAAAAGTTTGTTTCATTCAACTAAACGGTTTATCTTTGCCATAGAAATCTGAAACAAAGATATAAATAAACTTCGAAATATGCAATACCCCAAACGGGGTAAAACTTAAAAAGGATTGAAAATGAAAGCAAAGAAAATTACAGCAGAATTGGTAAAGACAAGAATGGTGCAAGACTTCATTCTTGCAGAGTTTGTAAAAGGGGTTATTAACACCCAAGATGATGTTAAGAAATACACCCAACTTATAATGAAAAAGTTAGGGGTCGACAATAACAAGGCTTGTGAGATATTCAGAAGCGCTATAAGGTAAACCAATAAGCCCCCTAAGAGGGGGCTACTTAAAAAGAACTATAAGATATGAAAGCAAAGAAATTGCAGTACAGCACACGGGAGATAAACCGAGATTTCAAGATTAAGGTTTACGGTTACACGGACGAAGGCAGAAAGGTTGACATGCTCGTAGGCGTTTCGGGGCTTATCCTTCTGATAGGTGTAGAGCTTGCGAACAAGCAGATTGAAAGAGCCTACAAATCTGGTCAAGATAAATGCGTATGTAAGTTGCGCAGAGGTTTGAAGGTTACTTATTACTATCATTAAGATTTAAGGTGTACCTGATAGGCAGGCATTCGGGTTCGAGCCCCGGACACTTACAAGCGTAGTCGGTACAGATTTTCTTTCCACTTTGAGCCATCCGACATAAAACGAAAATGACTGAAACGATGGAGGGGCAAGCATCCCAAAGCTTGCAGGGTTAGGCGAAAGCAGCAAGGAAAACATCGGAACTCCCTAACTCACGAGAAGGCTACACTAAAGTAGCGGTTCCCCTGCCTGATGGGGCTGTAAGTTGCAGGATTGTGATAATATCCAAATATAGCGACGATGCAGAGGCCAACCGTAGAAGCAAGCAGCCTCCATCCTCTGGGTGGAAAGGTCGAGGCAAGCAGCGGGGAAGAAAGTAACAAGGAGCTAAGTAACAAATAGGCTGGCATCGTTGAACTCGATAGCATAGTGCGAAGTACAGTAACACAAAAAGACCGTTGTAGGTCAGCCAGCCACGAGTATTTATAAATTAAATTCATTTTTGATATGGAAGATAACGTAAAAAATGGCTGCAAGGCTTATGGTTGTGCAAGTGCTAATGTAGAAGAGTTGCAGAGTAAGCTGGAAGAGCAATCAAAGGAGTTGGAAGACCAGAAATTACTTGTAAAGGCCTACCGTAAGGAGGCCGAGCAGTACAAATCTTGGTGGTACAAGGAGATTATGGAGATTAAGAGAATGAAGGAGGATGTCGAGGACATTCAGAAATTGGCTAAGAAACTTATAGAACGATGGTAAAAGTAGGAGGACACAAGCCGGTTATGCCTACGCTTAAAGCGATGAAGGTAGGAGATACGGAGCTTTGGCCGATTGAGCGTCTGGAGGTAGTAAGAGTTACCACCGGACGCCTTTCTGCGATGAAGCGACGTGAAGGTTGGAAGTTTCAGATGAAGACAGCGGGGCTGGTGGTTGAAGTCACCAGAACAGCCTAAGGCTGTATTATCTGAAACGGAACGCCGCCTGATACTTGAGTATTGCAAAGGCTATTCTGATAAGGAGGTGGCCGATAAGCTGTGCAAGAGCTACTGGACGGTAAAGACGCAGAAAAAGACTATCTATAGGAAACTTGGAATATCGAAAGATACGGAGTTACTCTGGTGGATGGTTTGTGAGAGGTTGAAGATAAGTTTTGACCTCGGAGAGATACGAAGGCATGGCATCGAGATACTCTTTAGCATCCTCTTTATTGTGATGCAGGTAACGAACAATGGAGGAGATTTGCGAAGATGTAGAATGGTGAGACGTGCGAGAACTGAATTAAGGTCAGGGAATGGCAAGTTACACGATTACGGATAGTGAAAAGCTCCTGACCATTATGCGAGTGATGAATAACAAAACCTTTGGGCTACGGTTTAGCGAAAAGATTGTTGGAGGCAGATCAAGATTGGAAAGCCTTATCACAGCCGGCAAAATTAGAGCCGAGAAAGGGAACGGTGAAGCCCAGAACGGCAAATGGCTGGTTAACGCTGCCGATGTCCTTAGATATGCAAGAGCAAAATGAAAACAAAAGAAGTACAAATACCTACTACCTTTCAGGTGTGGGTGGAAAAGAATAGAAATAAGGCTATTAGTTGGCTTGATGCTCAAAGCGAGTTCTATACGAGAATTATGGAAGAGCCTACCACGAGACGAACAGTACTATTGGTTAATCTGATTGCTGTCTGCCTGATGGTGGCTGCAATTACTGTAGAGGGGGATTTAACTGTGTCTTTTGTAGCTACACTCTGTGCAGGCTATTTGGCAAAGAGATTAAACGCTACGGATAACAAACAACATTTCAATAAATGATGGCTTTCACGTTGTGGAAGTCCTTTTTAAGTTTGTCGTTGTCTGGTCTGTGAAGATAGGGCGACACTTGGGGCAGAAGCAGGTAGGATGATGGGCCGGATAAGTATCTGGTAGTGCTAATGCACTTCGTGGGTTCGAGTCCCACGTGCCCCACGATTTGTAACTATAAATAAAAATGAGTATGGAAAGTAGGAAGTTAAATTTTCGCACATTGCACGCTGACGAAATAGAGTGCAGAGTCGGATCTGTATCAGAGGGAAAAGGATGTTCCCTTCTGATGTACAAGAATGCCCGTGTAGATATGACCTTACTTGATGAGGTTGTAGGCCCGGAGAACTGGCAGAGAAGCCACGAGGTTATAAATGGAAACTTGTTTTGCAAGGTTTCTGTACGGTCAGAGAATGGCGAATGGGTGAGCAAGCAAGATGTAGGTACGGAGAGCAACACGGAGAAGGAGAAAGGGCAAGCCTCTGATGCATTCAAGCGTGCTTGTGTAAACTGGGGTATCGGTCGCGAGTTATATACCTGCCCATTTGTCTGGGTTAATCTTAAAGCCGAGGAATGGAAGGAAGGCTATAATGGAAAGCAACAGCCGAAGACACGTTTCTATGTATCAGCTATAGAGTATGACGATCAGCGCAGGGTGTCATACCTCTGTGTGGTTGATGATAAGGGTGTGCAGAGATACACATTCGGAAGTTCTAAGGCTTTGGATGTAGAACTTAAAAAGGCTATTGAGGCTGTCAAGAAGGCCAAGACACGTGAAGAGATAGTGCAGGTGTATAATGCTCATAAGAGCTTACACAGTAACCCAGCATTGATTGATGCTTGCACGGAAAGAACTAAGGAACTTAAAGTAGCATAACTATGAATAAAAATATATTGTCAAGACAGTTCCGTGAAGACTCTGTGGAATTGTTGTTAGATGCTGGCTTCTGTGACAAAGAGGCAAATGATTTGATTGAAAAAAAATATAAAGAAAAACTGAAAGAAGAAGCTCTAAACATATTAAAGAAAATCGTTAAACTGATAGAAGATAATGAGTTTGACAAAATAGAGAAAATGCTTAAATTTTCACCCGCCGGAGACGGATATGGTTGTGATAATATGTATATCGATTTTTCTTCATTAGACCCAGACGAGAGAGCATTTGGCATAAAAGAAATTAATGATATAGGGAGTGTTATTGATAGATTAAAAAGATAAAGTTATGAGTAATTTTAAGCAAAGCCCCGTCATTTTTGATGAGGCTGCACACACGTACACTCTGAATGGTGTACGGTTGAGTGGTGTAACGGCAATCGTTAAGTGGATGTTTCCGGAGACTTACAAGGACATCCCGCAATCTGTTCTGGAAAAGGCAGCAGCTCATGGCACGCTGGTGCATACGAAATGTGAGCTGTATGATAGTTTGGGCATAGGCGATGATATGCCGGAGGTATTGGACTATATAAAGCTAAAGGAGGAACAGGGGCTGAAAACGCTTGCAAGCGAGTATCTCGTAGATGATGGTGCACATATATCTTCGAGCATTGATAAGGTGTTCGATGTGGACGAAAGCGGCTGCTATCCTTTGGCAGACTTGAAGACTACAAGTAAGGTGCATAATGACAATGTAACCCTTCAGTTGTCTATTTACGCCTATCTCTTCGAGTTGAACAACCCCGGATTAAAGGCTGGTAGGCTAATGTGCATCTGGCTGCCAAAGGAGCAGTATGGTGAAGCAGCTATTATAGACCTTCGCCGTATTCCTACCGAGGGATGCAAAGAGATTATCTCGGCTTATTTAGCCAAAGAAGATGCAACGCCGTATCGCGAGAAGTGGTTCGGAGCTGAAAGCGCAAGTACAGAAATTGAGCCTGTCGAGGAGGCTCTGCCAGCAGAGCTGAAAGGTGCGGAGGATGAGATTATCAAAATCGAAACCACCGCTAAGGAACTGGAGGCAAAGAAAGAAGAGTTAAAGAAGGGGCTATACGAGCTGATGGTAAAGAATAATGTAAAGAAATGGCAATCAAAAAGGTTGCAGCTTATCCGTAAGCTGGATGGCACGAGGGAGATGCTGGATAGCACGAAAGTAAAGAAGAACTATCCGGAAGTGTACCAAGAGTGCAAGAAAGTATCAGCCGTTAAAGGAAGTCTAACGATTAAAGTATTATAACTATGAGGACAAAGAATGCAGTAAGCCTTATCGGTATGGTGGGTAATGATGTAGAAGTGAGGCAGGCAAATGGTGTGTCTTATGCTCGCTTTTCTCTTGCCACTTGTACTGGTGGCTATAAAAAGCAAGATGGTACGCAGGTGCCTGAAAAGACACAATGGCATAACGTTGTAGTTTGGCGTAATCTGGCTGAATTCGCAGGAAAGTGGGTTAAGAAGGGTATGAAGGTGGCCGTAGATGGAATGATAACCTATGGAGAGTACACCGACCAACAAGGAATAAAGAGGCAATCCGTTGAGATACTGGCAAGCGAAATGGTGTTGATGTCTGTGCCACAGAGCCAGCAGCCACAGCAGCAGGCTGCACAGCCTCAACCAGCCCCTGTGCAGCAGGGTTATTCCTCTGATGGGTATCAGCAAGCAGCGCAGCCTGTTCAGCAGACGCAGCAGGTACAGAATAATATGCAGCAAGGAGGCTATCAAGAGCAGGCACCGTTCCCACCCCCTGTTGGTTCTGATGGGTTGCCGTTCTGATGAAACAGGTAACAGTAACGAAAAGAGATGGCCAAGTTCGTATTGATACGGATCTGGGCTATCTTTTTTCCACGTTGCGTAATGGTGTATACACACTGATTATCAAGAGAGCAAGCGAGAAAAGGACAGTTGCACAAAATGATTTGATGTGGATGTGGTTTGCTTGTATTGAGAATGAGACGGGAACGGCAAAGGAAGATGTGTATAACCATTATTGCAAAAAGTTCCTATCTAAGCCAGACCCGATGGGCGGTGGTTTTATCAATGACACGAGTAGTAGGCTGGACACAAAGCAAATGACCGAGTTTTTAATGAAGATACAGGCCGATGCTGCGAGTGAGTTAGGTATTACGCTACCAGTGCCGGAAGATAGGTATTTTGAGGCTTTTTATCAGCAATATAATGTTTAACAAAAAAATAAAGAAATGGACTTTAAGAAAATTCAGTTATCAAAGACAGCTACCCTCAATGTAGTGTATTCTAATCAGGATGGAGACACCATTACGATGGTAGGTGCAAACATTGTGCATAAAGATTTGAGAGAAGCAATGAGGTCTTTAGTGCCCCATTTGGCTATGCTTACGGAACAGAGAGAGGCTATTGGATGCACACTGGGAGATTTGGAAGAACAGCGAAGTTGGGAGGAAAAGAGCATTTTTACTCGCATGGCTGTCTCCGGAGTGACGATTACAGGTGATGAGATACTTATTTCAGGCTCACGTATTCTTGACCGAGGCGATATCATTCAAGTGAATGCTCCGAAAGTTAGTTTGATTGACGATGAGCGGTATGAGTATCTTTCCGAGTTGTCGCTTGCTATTGATAACTTGAAATACGAAGCGGAGCTATATGTCAAGGAGCGCAAATGGGGCTTGAAAGAAGGTACGATTGACTTTGAAAATGCTGGCAATCCATTTGAGGGTGTTGAGGCTGGAGAAGTTCCGCAAGTATCTGTTGAGATAAGTACTCCAAAGGAAAAAAAGAAAGGTCGTAAAAAGAAAGTAGAAGCAGCGTAAAGAGTTATGATACGTCCAAATGTAATGACGTTTACCTTAACTCCTAACTGCTACAAGGTGGTATTTAACTACCATCCTCTACTGGTAGCATGTGTGAAAAGAATACCGTCAGCTCGTTATAGGGCTGACGGTAAATTTTGGGAGGTGTCTCCGTACGATGAGAACTACCTAAAGTTAATGGCTGATTGGGCAGTACAGAGGCATCTGTGTAGTTATGTTCAGTGGCAGAAAGACGAGGAACCAGTAGAGAGCTACGAAGTGCCTGATATGCCAAAACTGGAAGTGCCTCATAATATGATACTGGAACCTTACGAGTACCAGAAGGATGGCATTGCCTACGCACTGGAGAAGAAACGGTGCATAATGGGAGACGAGCCGGGGCTGGGAAAGACGGCACAGGCTATTGGTACGATGACAGCCTCCGGGGCATGGCCAGCTTTGGTTATCTGCCCGGCATCGTTAAAAGTGAACTGGCAGAGAGAGTTTAGAAAGTTCGGAGGTGTGCAGGCTATTATACTAAGTGATGATAATAGGAACACGTGGCAACAGTTCTGGAAACTGACGAACCAAAAAGGCGAGCCATTGGCAAAGGTCTTCATAACGAATTATGAGAGCTTAAAGAAGTATTTTGTCAAGAGGATTAAAAGCCAGCAACGCTTTACGTTGAAAAGTGTAGAGTTTGACGAGCGAATTAATCTCTTCAGATCTGTGATTATTGATGAGAGCCATAAGTGTAAATCGAGTAAGACGCAGCAGAGCAAATTTGTGCAGGGCATAGCCAAGGGCAAGGAGTTCGTGCTGGAGCTAACAGGTACACCTGTGGTGAACAACAATGTAGATTTGATACAGCAGCTTAATATCATGGAGCGTCTGGAGGACTTCGGAGGCTATACGAAATTCAAAGAAAGGTATTGCGCTGGTGAAAACCAATCGAGCCACCTTAAGGAACTTAACTTTTATCTAAATAAGTTCTGTTTCTTTAGACGGCAGAAGAAAGACGTATTAAAGTGGCTTCCTGATAAGACACGTTCGTATCTGGTCGTAGACATTGAAAACAGGAAAGAGTACAACGAGGCGAAAAGGGATGTTATCAAGTATCTGCGAGAGTTCAAGAAAGCTGATGATGATAAGATACAGAGAGCCATTCGAGGGGCTGTCATGGTGAAGATGGGTATATTGAAGCAAATATCCTCTAAAGGAAAGATTAAGGCTGCTATAGACATCATTCACAATACTATTGATGGAGGCGAGAAGCTGATAGTATTTTGTTTTCTGAAGCAGGTCGTTGCAGAGCTTAAAGAGGAGTTTCCGAAGGCTGTAACAGTTACCGGCGATGATGATAGGGCCAAGCAGCGAAGTGTAGATGCCTTCCAACAAGACCCAGCTACAAAGCTGATTATCCTGAACTACAGGAGCGGTGGAACTGGTCTGACGCTTACGGCTGCCTCTAACGTGTTGTTTATCGAGTTTCCTTGGACTTATTCAGATTGCTGCCAAGCGGAGGACAGGGCGCACAGAAACGGTCAAAAGAATGCCGTAACTTGTACCTACTTGCTGGGTAAGGAAACGATAGACGAATATATGTACCAGTTGATACAGACGAAGAAAGATATTGCCAATGGAGTAACTGGTACGATAGACAATGTAGAAGAAAAGAAGGTAAGCACACAGCAGATGCTGCTCGATGCTGCCTTTGATATGTTCAAAGGAGAATGTTGAGTTTATGAAGCCATTAACAGAAAGTCAGATCCAAAAGCAATGTGTAGAGTGGTTCAGGAAAACCTACCCGAGTATTGAGCCGCTGTTCTTTGCTGTTCCGAATGGTGGAGCACGTAATGCGTGGACGGCAAAGATAATGCGTGATGAGGGTGTGAGGTCTGGAGTTGCCGACCTTATTTTGCAAGTTCCGATAGGTGGTTATGCCTCGCTTGCCATCGAGATGAAAACCCCGGTCGGTAAGCAGTCGCAGAGCCAGAAGGCCTATGAGAAGCTGGCTAAGAAGATGAAGAACAAATATGTAGTGTGTCATTCTCTGGAGGAATTTCAGAAGGCTATTAAGGAGTATATCGAAGGATGAGTTATGAAGAGCGTATCGAGTGGTTCTGGGGGCGTGTTCAGGCGTTGAGGCTGGACGGCTACCAGATTGCCATGTGGTTCGGTTTACTGAAGCTCTTTAAGGATGCCGGCTTTCCGACGCGCTACGAGGTCGAAAATGAATGCCTGTGTAACTTACTTGGAATGGAAATAAGAACACTAAGGGTGGTACGCAAACGGCTCATAGAGAACAACCTGATAGCTTATGAGGCTGGGAATGCGAAGAAGCAGCCAGCCTATATCATTGATATGGAGCTTTACGTGTCTATGCACCCGGCGAAAGAGATAGTAAAGCCTCAACAACAAGCAAAGAGCAAGCCAAAGCCTAAGAGGGTACAGGAGGTTGTAGAACCTGTACTTTTCAAGGAAGAGAAAAAGAAGAAGCTGCCAAAGAAGGTGGAACAGGCAACCCCTACTCTGGAAGAGGTCATAAAGATTTGTACGGATAAGGGTATGAGTGAAGATGAGGCAAGGAACTTTTTTTATTACTATGATGCCCAAGGGTGGGTAACTACTGGAGGACAAAAGATAAAGCGCATTGATAGTATGGTCAATCGGTGGCTGACAAATGGAAAGGGAAAAGAACATGATAGAGTCAATAACACAAATAGTTCAAAGAGAGAGGCACGAAATAGGGAGGTCATCGAGCATGTCATGTCTCACTATAAGTAAGAACAAGGAAGAGGCAAAGGAGCTTCTGAAGAGGTTTAACCCTTCGGTGCAGCATAAGTGTTATGCTTATCCTGAAAGATGTGTGAGTGGTAAAGCTCCAACGCTGGCTGTGGTTAATAGAGATTATGGCGAGCAGGTAGTAATAGATTGGCTTACAATAGAGTTAAACGACTATCAGAACTTTATCGGAGTGAAGGAAGAGAACAAGGCTACGCTGGATGTGGTCTGTGAGTTGTCGAAGATGATATTAGGACGGTACTACTTCTTGAAGTTATCCGAGCTAATGTTATTCTTTCAGAAATTGAAATACGGAGACTATGGGGAAATGTACGGGTGTGTAGATGCTATGCGCATATTAAGGGCACTACGTTCTTTCGTGATGGAAAGAAACATAATCATTGACAGGTTGGAACAGGCAGAGCGTGAGAAGAAACGGGAAGAGGAAAGAAAGAACGCTATAAGTCATGAAGAGTATATCGAGAGAAAGAAATGTAAAATATCTGGTCTATGATATACTTTATTGTGGTCTATTACAAGATAAATGACCTCTCGATTATCAGGAAGATACAAGAGCGTTTTGGGTTTCCTAAGTGTATGACTGTAAACGGCGAGTGGCAGGTGATAGTTGAAGGTAAAGACTGGCCACTCCTTCAGAAGACCGAGAAGCGTGGCTTTATAGAAATTCGTAACAAACAAATAAAAAGTATGAAAGCAACAGAATTATTCATTAAGCGCATTGAGGACTTCATGAAAAAGGAAGCTGATGCAGATCCGGAGTTTGCTAAAAAGATGCAGGAACAGCCAGAGAAAACGCCGGAGGCTGTTTGTAATTATATCCTTTCGGAGGTTAGCAAGACGAAACAAAGTGGCTGGGCCGATGAAGAGATTTATGGAATGGCAAAGCATTTCATGGATGAGGCAGAGCTGAAAGACCCGGGAAGTGGGGCAAATAGTGTGTCTCGTGTAGTTGTAGACACTCATGTGGACTTGACCGAGGAACAGAAGCAGGAAGCTATGGCAAAGGCGCAGAAGAGCTTTGAGCGGAAACTGGAAGATGAACACAAGAGAAAGCAAGAGGAGCAGAGAGAACGAGAAAGAAAGGCTAAAGAGAAGAGGCTGCAAGCTGCTAAAGAGAAGCACGAAAAGGAAGCATCTTTGATGGGAGATTTATTCGGAGGGCAATACTGATGGAAGATAAATACTGGGGGCTGTGTGAGAGTTGCAAGAACTCTGTAGATACCGGTCCGACCATCGAATGTGGTCTTAATTTATTGCATTGTAATAATCATTACGAACCTATGGAGGAGCTGGACGATGAAAGCAAGGACGAAGGGACAGAAGAAGATATTATCCCTTTCTAAGAAATTGAAGCCAATTAGCGAGAGTGCTAAGGAATATGCGTATAAGCACTGTTTCCCTAATGTCGGCTTATACTGGAAGCGTGGCGAGGTGTGGTGTCAATGCTGTGGGCATCGCTCGCACCTCGATGCATCGGAGCTGGGCGTGGTTGTTGGTGTTTATGATAACTATGTATGCCCGGAGTGTGGAAGGAAGTTGAAATTAGAATACTACAGGGGCAAGCAGACGAACGTCTCTCGATACTTCACTCTTTTTCAAGTCTATAAAGAGTATCAGGTTATCCGCACTTTTGAGGTAAGCCGAAGCAATGGAGGGTCCAAGCATACCGATTATGGATGTGTGGAGTTATGGCAGAACTGGATAGGGAAAAAAGGAAAGGAGACTGTAATAGGTCTGGACTATAAGAGGAGTATGTATCATTTCAGCTGGGTTTACAACGGTGAAATGAATGTGAAGATGCATAATGGAGGGGCTTCTGGATATATCTCTTATGAGGATGTTTTCGACATAACCGGCAATATGTTCTATAGCCGTGGTGGTGTTACTAAGTTGTTGAAGAGAAATGGCTGGTCGATGGATATACTAAAAGAGAAGGAAATAGAAGTTATCCCTTTGATGAAGTCTTTAATAAAGATGGATGATGCTTTTGTCGAGGAGCTTGTAAAGCATAAACAGTATGGCATTTTGGCCTTCTGGCAACATGCAGGTGGGCATTGGAAAGACCGTACACAGTGGCAGCATGCTATTCGTATCTGTGAGAGGAATAAGTATATAGTAGATGATAGCAGTCTTTATATGGACTATCTGGAACTACTAAAATACTTCCATCTTGATACACATAATGCAAAGTACGTATGTCCTGGCAATCTAAGGGAAGAACACGACAGGTTGTTGAACAGAAAGAATAAAGTAGAAGCAAAAAAGAAACTGGAGGAGGAGATGAAACAGGCAAGGATGTTTGAAGAGCAGTATCGAGAACGCATGAAAGCCTTCTTTGGGTTGTCGTTTGGTTCTGAAGATATTCGGATCTCGCCACTGAAGAGTGTTGAAGAGTTTGCCGAGGAGGGTATGGCTATGCATCACTGTGTATATGCTATGGGTTACTATGATGGTGAGAGGCATCCGGACAGCCTGATTATGTCTGCAAAGGATAAGGAAGGTAATAGATTGGAGACGATAGAGGTAGACACAAAATTATGGAAGATAATACAGTCAAGAGGTGTGTGTAACCAAAATTCGCCCCGTCATGAGGACATCGTAAAGTTGGTAACTAACTATATGCCTTTACTAAGGAAAACGGCATACACGGTAAAATAATAAAAAATAAACAATAAGATGGAATACATAGAATTTCTTAAAAATAAAATGGCTATCAGCCATGATACTGGGTTTGAAATCAAAGATGAAGATTTAACCCCGACGTTATATCCACATGTAAAGGACACGGTAAAGTGGGCAATCAAAGGTGGCTGCCGTGCTATATTCTCATCGTTTGGTATGCAGAAGACGGTAACGCAGCTGGAGATTATCCGCATCATTTTGAAGTATAAGGGAGGCAAGGGTTTGATAGTGTGTCCTAAGCGTGTGGTGGTTGAGTTCGTAAGCCAGGCAAAGAAGCACCTCGGTTTGGAAGTTACATATGTCCGCACAATGCAAGAGGTGAAAGATAGTAAGACGGACATAATGATAACGAACTACGAGCGTGTGAGGGACGGTGAAGAGGGTGTGCGTATTGACCCGAATTATTTCAAGGTTACTTCACTTGATGAAGCAAGTGTACTGCGCGGTTTCGGGACAAAGACATATCAAGAGTTTTTACCGCTGTTTTCGAACGTTGAATATCGTTTTGTAGCGACTGCGACACCGTCACCGAACAGATACAAGGAACTTATACACTATTCGGCTTATCTCGGTGTTATGGACAGCGGACAGGCTCTTACGAGGTTTTTCAAAAGAGACAGCACGAAAGCAAACAAACTGACGCTGTACCCACATAAGGAGGCAGAGTTTTGGATTTGGGTTGCTACATGGGCTTTGTTTCTGACGAAGCCGTCCGATTTGGGCTATCCAGATGACGGCTATCAGTTACCCGAACTTCGGGTACACAGTGAAATTGTGGAGGTTGATAACTCGACAGCAGGTGCAGAAAAGGACGGACAGATTAAGATGTTTCGTGAAGCAGCTTTGAGTTTGCAAGATGCTGCGAGGGAACGTAGGGATAATATGCCGGCGAAGATTGACAAGGTTCTTGAAATCATCAACCGCCCGGAGAACAAAGATGACCATTTCCTTATCTGGCACGATTTAGAAAGTGAGCGTGTGGAACTATGTAAGCGTATTGAGGGTTGTAAGGCCGTCTATGGCTCGCAGGATGATGACGAGGCGGATAAGGTTATTGAGGACTTCAAGGAGGGAAGATTGAAGTACCTTGCAGCAAAGCCGGAGATGCTCGGTGAGGGTCTGAACTTTCAGTACCACTGCCACAAGGCGATAATGTTTATTGATTATCGTTTCAACGATAAGTTCCAGGCTATTGCACGTATTTACCGTTTCATGCAGAAGCACCCTGTAGACTTGTATCTCGTGTATGCCGAGAGCGAGCAGGAGATTTATAAGTCGTTTATGCAAAAATGGCAGCAGCACAAGGAAATGGTAGGGAAAATGGTTGCTATCATCAAGGAGCATGGTCTTTTCGGCCTTGATGCAAAGGAGAAGCTGATGCGCTACATGTTCTCGAAGCGTGAAGTGAGAGAGGGCAAACTCTACACGGCGATCAATAATGACAATGTTCTTGAATGTAAGAATATGAAAGATAACTCAATTGATTTGATTGTTACTTCTGTGCCGTTCTCAAATCACTATGAATATACGAGTTCGTTCAATGACTTCGGCTTCAATACTGATAACGATGAGTTCTTTAAGCAAATGGACTTCCTCACGCCTGAACTACTTCGTGTCTTGCGACCCGGGCGTTTGGCTTGTATTCATGTAAAAGACCGTGTGTTGTTTGGCAACGCGACAGGAGACGGTATGCCTACTATTGACCCGTTCAGCGATATGTGTGTGTTCCACTATCTGAAGCATGGTTTCAGGTACATGGGACGTATCACTATTGACACGGACGTGGTAAGGGAGAATAACCAAACCTACAGACTCGGATATAGTGAGATGTGCAAGGACGGCTCAAAAATGGGTGTAGGGTGTCCTGAATATGTGTTGCTGTTCCGTAAGCTGCCGTCAGACACCTCGAAAGCATATGCAGATACACCTGTGACAAAGGTAAAGTACGGTGAGTACTCGTTGGCCCGCTGGCAGATAGATGCACACGCTGATTGGAAAGACAGCGGGAACAGGCTTCTAACATTCGATGATGTCAAGAATTTAGGTATAGACCAAATTCGTAGGTTCTTTAGAGATTACTCAAAGGAACATATTTATAACTATGAAGACCATGTAGCGTTTGCTGAAGAGTTAGAGGAACACAATAAGCTACCACGCACATTTATGGCCGTTGACCCTGTAAGTCACAAGGACTACATTTGGGACGATGTGGTTAGAATGAAAACGCTTAACTCTCGACAGTCACAGAAGAACTTACAGATGCACATTTGCCCATTGCAAATAGACATTGTAAACCGCTTGATAGAGCGATACTCCAATAAAGGAGATTTGGTTTTCGACCCATTTGGAGGTATTCAGACAGTCCCTTACTGTGCAGTTAAACTTGGTCGCAAAGGTTTGTCTACGGAGTTGAATTATGATTACTGGCGAGATGGACTTGCTTATTTACATGAAGCGGAAATGGAGGTTGCCTCGCCGACTTTGTTTGACTTAATAGATATTGTATGATATGGATTTCACGTCAGTTTAATAAAAAGGAGGATTGAAAGATGATTAAAACATTAATATTATTATTTGCCATTATATCCATTGTCCTTTACATGGTATTTGCTTTCATATTTTGGGATATAGCATGGGTGGTGAATTACGAATGGTATGTGAGATTTTTTTACACTCTCGTATCCGTATTAATATCATTTGCAATATTAGTTGATATGTCGGAAACAAAGTAAAGTAAGTATATAGTAATTGTGCATAAATGTCCATTATCTTGGACGTGAATTGGACAAAAAAGTATGTATTTGTACATAAATGTACATTTAACGAGAAATTTAAAAAAGAAGAAGTATGAAGAAATATACAATAGAATTAACAAAAGAACAGTTAGAAGGAATTGCCTATGCTTGTAAAGTAACCGACAGGTTAATTCTTGGGCAGCTTAGTATGCCTTTAAAAGATGTTTGTTTGAGCGCATGGTGGAAATTGTATACAGGTAACTATCCATCATGGATGAGGGAGAATATCAGGAAAACATCTGATATTGTAGACTGGCATATTAAAGAACTACAAGAATTATGTTGGGGATTGAAAAAAGGAGAGTATAAGGGTGTAGGCTATGATAAGTTTGCCGATATGCTCTTTGATATTCAAAAAGTAATTGAGCATTCATTGTGGTTAGAAATACCTGCTGATAAGAAAAATAATAGTACAAATAATGCTTTTCCTCCTAAACAATTTGGAGAAGAGCCTTTAATAACAATTAAATCAAAAGAAGTATGAGAATTAAGAAAATAATATCACAGTATCGCAGAGATTTTCAAGCGATATACGAGTGTGAGCATTGCGGACATACCGAGCAGGGTTATGGATATGATGATGAGTATTTTCACCAGAATGTAATTCCAGACAAGGTTTGCCCAAAATGTGGTAAGAAAGCAACAGACGATTACCGTCCATTAGCGACGAAATATCCTGATGGAATACAAGTGTGAAAATATGAGCGTAATAACAGAAAGTTTACAAAAGAAAATAGACTACTCCATAAAGGTGATGCAGAAAGCCGAAAGACTTGCCCTTTCAATGAATGATGAGGGCTTTTGGTTAGCCTTTAGCGGAGGGAAAGATAGTCAAGTATTATATCATCTTGCGCTTATGGCAGGAGTTAAGTTCAAAGCGCACATGAACCTGACAAGCATAGACCCTCCCGAAGTGATACGCTTCGTTCGAAAAAACTACCCCGAAGTAGAAATGATAAAGCCTAAAATGAGCATTTATAACATGGCTATCAAAAAGGGGATATTGCCTACGATGCGGTTACGCTGGTGTTGCGCAGAATATAAGGAAACGTCAGGCGCTGGATTTGTCACGCTCATAGGAGTGCGAAAAGCGGAAAGCGTCAGGAGGTCGAAGCGAGAGTTGATAGAACAAATGAGCGCAAACCCAAAGAAGCGCAAACAATGGAACTTTGACCAATTCTCCAAACATGAGGAAAGCCTTGTGCAATGTATGGGGAATGGAAAGGAAAAAATTGTTGTTAGCCCTATTTTATATTGGACTGATGATGATGTCTGGACGTTCCTTAATGCTAATAACATAGAGCATTGCCGCTTATATGATAACGGATATAGGCGTATAGGTTGCATCTGTTGCCCGATGTCTTCTTTCAAGCAGAAGATTAGAGAACTTAAAGACTATCCACACGTTAAAACGAATTGGATAAAAGCGTGTTGCAAACTAAAGGAAAACGGGTATGTATGTTATGATTTGTCCCCTGATGATATGTTTGATTGGTGGATAAGTGGAAAGTCATACAAGAAATGGTATGCAGAGAAGTATTTACAACAGAAAATAAATTTTGAAGGATAAAAGTAATATGAACAGAGAAATATTATTTAGAGCAAAATGCTTTGGCAACTGGCGTTATGGAAGTTATGTACACTTTGTTAAAAAGCCTACCAATAGCCGTTGTAATATAAATTACAAAGATTTCATTGTAACTAATGAAGATGACGGAGAGCATTATTATCCTATTACAGAACTATCTTCTGTCGGTCAGTACACAGGACTGAAAGACAAAAGCGGAAAGGAAATCTACGAGGGAGATATTTTACGGGTCAGCGAGTATGAGAACATTCTTATGAGGGAGTTCAACGATGAGACCGACTGCTTTGACATGTTCACTCTCGAAGAAATAACAGGCGAACTGCGACAGTCATACACCTCGCCTGTGACATGGGAAGAGGGCACGTTCTGCATCAGCACCAATGGCGATTGGCTGCATCACAATGATATGTTTCTCGCCGTACTATTCGGAGATATGAAGCGCAGTAGTCCTATCTTCATCTTCGAGGTGATAGGCAATATCCACGATAACCCCGAAATGATGAAAGGAGGCAGCAATGAAAAAGATAATGTTTAACGACAAGTATAGCCTCACGCAGGCAGTGTTGAACGGTACTAAGACGATGACAAGACGAGTACTGAAAGACAACGTGCCGCTTGGTAATTGGGAGGAAACAGCGAAACACCTACCTTATAAGGTGGGTGAAGTTGTTGCGATTGCACAAAGCTACAAAGATATAGACCTACATGATATTATAGGTTATAAGGCTTATGGACAGAACATGTATGAGCCTATTTATGCAGAGCTTTCTGCTGGGTGGAACAACAAGATGTTTGTTAAATCCGAATTAATGCCCCACCACATCAGAATTACAGATGTCAAGGTAGAACGTTTACAGGATATTTCAGACGATGATGCACTTAAAGAGGGTGTTTTTAAACTCACTGACAAATATTTTTTACCGAGTGGTATTGCTAAGGTTTTAACTTCTGCACGTGAAGCCTTTGCCTGTCTAATTGATGCAATCAGTGGTAAAGGTACATGGGAGAGTAACCCGTGGGTGGCAGCGTATAGTTTTGAATTAGTAGAAAATGATATAGTACTGCATACTAATGATGTAGTTAGTTATCTGAAAAGTATATTAAAAGAGTGCCATTCTAATTTTGGCAAATGCCGTATGAGTCCAACACCCTACGCAAGTAAAAGAAAAAAGAAACATAAACGTAAAAAGTAAATAATTATGGAATTAAAATTACAATGCGGTGATACAATCGCTATTCCCGATGGTTGCAAGGCAATCGTAAAGGACGGAAGTGTGGTATTTGAGAAAGAGAAAAAAGAGGAAGCAAAAACACAAAAATTTAAGGACGGGGATGTGCTAACCTCACTGTTTGATAATAAGGTAGTCTTTGTATTCAAAGAAGACGAATTGAAACAAAAAGATAATAAAAATGGCTATTATGTATGCCATACGGCCGACTATGTTATTGATGTATCCACAAAAGATAGCTTGCTTTTCTGCGGGTATAAAAAAGATGTACGTCTTGCCACAGAAAAAGAGAAGCAATTTCTTTTCGACAAGATGAAAGAGAAAGGGCTAAAGTGGAATGCAGAAGAGAAGCGAGTGGAGAAGATTAGGTGGAGAGCCAAGTACGGAGAAGAATATTGGTATGTTACATCATCATGCTCTGTTGCTGGTGACTTCATGCGAGAAGAAAATTCACTAACTGGCGAAGGTGCAATAGAGGATTGGGCTGGGTACAACCATTTCCGAAAGAAAGCACAGGCCAAAGAAGCTGCAAAGCGAGTGAGGGAAACACTGAAAAAATATTGTGAGGAAATAGGAGAATAAGGAATGAAAGCAAGAGTAAAGGATACAGGAGAGGTCTTTAGGGTACTTGATTTAGATAGCGAGAGAATACTAATCAAATATGGGAGTGAAGTAAAAGCTCTTCGTCTACACGAGGTTGATTTAATCCCTGAGAGTGAAGAGGGTTACCAAAAGAGAGAAATCGATTGGGAGCAGCGCAGGTACGAGATTGCAAAAGAGGCAATGTCTGGAATTTTGAGTGATGAAAACTGTGTTGGGTATGCCAGCGTAGCAGCAGAATATTCCGAGAATGAGAAACATACATATCCCAAAGCGGTTTCAAGATATGCTGTTGCATGCGCCGATGCGCTAATCGCAGAACTGAAAGGAGGTGAGGAATAACATGGCAAGAAAAGTTGAGAATTTGAATGCAGGTTCGACCTTTTACTATAATAGAAGCAAGTGCCACGTTGTAGGCTTTTGCAATACTTTTGAGAACGGAGAAGCGGTGGTACTTATTGTTTACAAATATTAGCTTAAATACAGAAAGTATTGGAAGTATGGCGTCGTAGAGGGCTGGATGCTGCAAATGTGGTTTGATGAGCAAGGAAGCCACAAACCGATTACTCGCAAAGCCAAGAAAATAAAAACGGATCTGTTACGATGTTAAATATTTCCCTTGTTGCTTTCTTGTGGGGGTGTTATTGTGATGATAGCACCCCCATTTTTCTATTGTCAAATTGCGAGAGTTATAAATAAATTCATTATCTTTGCGGTGTTGATTACTTTATCTTAATAAAGATTTTGTTTATATGGCTGAAAAGGTAACGGAAACCAATATTGACTCCTTGAAACAGGATGATAAGAACTTTAACAAAGGTACGAAGAAGGGCCGAAAGTTAATAGACAAATCTATTAGGAAGTTCGGTGCTGGGCGTTCTATCCTTCTGGATAAGAATAACCGTATTATCGCAGGAAATAAGACGCAGGAGCTGGCACGAGAAGCTGGTATAAAAAAGGTTATTGTTATCGATGCCAAGCCCGATGAACTGGTGGCAGTACGCAGGGGTGATGTGGACTTGGATAGTGCAGAAGGTCGCGAGATGGCTCTGGCGGATAATGCTACGGGGGCAGCCAACCTTGACTGGGACGATGAGACTTTATCGAGGGCACAAGAAGAAATTGGGCTACTGGTAGAGGATTGGGGGCTGTCTATTGGTCCGAAGATTGACGATACATACAGCAGGAAGATTGAGGCACCGGTATATGAACCTTCTGGGGTGTCTCCTAACCTATCCGACTGCTACGATAGCACGAAAACAAAGGAACTTATTGCAGAGATAAAGAAAGCAGATCTACCTGATGAGGTTCGGGAGTTCCTGATGTATGCTGCTTATAGGCATACTGAATTTAATTACGGGATGATAGCGGACTACTATTGTAATGCTTCGAAGGAGGTGCAGGAGTTATTCGAAAATTCTGCTTTGGTGATTATCGATTTTAAGAAGGCTATTGAGAATGGTTTTATACGAATGACCGATGAGCTTTTAGATGAATATGCCAAGGAGTATGAAGAAGGTTGATTTTAAGAATGATTTTGTCGTATTCATTCTAACACATGGAAGAGTGGATAACCAGTACACTTATCGCTCTCTGTGCGAGCAGGGATATACTGGGCGGTGTGTATTCATCCTTGATAATGAAGATGGGCAGGTGGAGGAATATAAGCGGAGATATGGGGCGGATAACTGCTATGTCTTTGATAAGCTGGCTATGAGTAAGCGGATAGATGAGGTTTTCCGTGGAGATAGGCGAGTGATAGTGTATGCCCGTAATGCTTGCTTTGATGCCGCCCGCGCTCTGGGTTACAAATATTTCATCGAGCTGGATGATGATTACACTTCGTTTGTATGGAGATTTGATGCTGGATGTGCCTATAACCCAAAGACACCGAAGATAAAAAGCCTCGATACGGTGTTTGAGTCAATGCTACGGTATTATGTAAATTCTCCACTTACAAGTCTGGCTATGGCACAGGGGGGCGACTTCATAGGTGGAAGTAGTAACCAAATGCTGCGGAGTATTGGAACGAAAAGAAAAGCGATGAACAGCTTTATTTGTTCCGTAGATAGACCTTTCGAGTTTAAGGGGCGGATAAACGAAGATGTGAATGCATACACGCAGCTTACTTCTGTAGGCAAGATATTCCTAACTATCGTACAATGTAACTTGCAGCAGAAGATAACACAGTCGAATGGTGGAGGCATGACCGATGTGTACAAAGATAGTGGAACGTATGTAAAGAGCTTTTCAAGTGTGATTGTATTTCCAAGTGGTGTGAAGGTAACGTTACTTAACAGCCACCACAAGCGTATCCATCACAATGTGTACTGGGAGCATACAGCACCGAAGATACTACAAGAGAAATGGAGGAAGAAATGAACAAGGAATTTGAGAAACGCAAAGGACGTTTAACCACGGAGGAAGCACGCGAAATTGGAAAGAAAGGGGGCAAGGCTTCCGTGAAGGCACGTAGGGAGAAAAAGAAACTGCGTGAACTGGTAGAAACCTTTGGGGAGCTGCCGGCACCGGAGAAGGTTAGAAAAGTGATGACGGAGCTTGGCGTATCAGAAAATGATATGCGAACTAATAATATGGCTATCGTTGTAGGTCTCTTTCAGAAGGCTATTAAGGGTGATGTGTTTGCGTTTAATGCCATTAGGGATATAAGGGGCGAGAAGCCTGTGGATGAAACAAAACTAACTGGAAGTATGGACAACCATATCGAGATAGGTTTTATAGAAACTGGTGTAGAGCCAGTAAGTGATGAAAGCGAGGTCGATGTATGATAATGCCGTTTAAGGTTATTGGGCCGTTATTCCGTGCTAATATGGATAAGACTGCGAGGGTGTATATAAATCAGGGTGGGACATCTTCTGGTAAGACATACACGATAATGCAGGTGCTTATCTATTTGGCCATTTTGGAAGCTGGGAGTATAACCACGGTAGTAGGTCAGGACTTGCCGAACTTGAAAGTTGGTGCGCTTCGTGATGCAAAGACGATATTAGCTGGTTCGGACTGGCTGGCTGGTTACTTTAATATGCACGAGAGCGGACACTATTTGCAATGCAGTAATGGTTCTGTGATTGAGTTTAAGAGTTATAAGGATGAGCAGGACGCAAAGAACGGTAAGCGTGATTATCTCTTTGTGAATGAGGCTAACGGTATACCTTACGAGATATACTGGCAGTTGGCTATTCGTACACGCAATAAGGTATGGATAGACTACAACCCATCCGAGAGGTTCTGGGTGCACAACGAGATAAAGGGGCGCAGAGGTACTAAGACTATTATATCAGACCATCGAGGCAACCCCTTCCTATCTAAGGAGGAGCACGAATGTATCGAGGGTATCGAGGACAAAGAACTATGGAAAGTGTATGCTCGCGGTTTGACGGGTAAGCTATCTGGTGTTATCTTTCCTAACTTTCGTATTGTGGATAGTCTGCCGGAGCGTGCAAGCTGGAAGATACAGGGCTATGGGCTGGACTTTGGATTTACGAACGACCCAACGGCTTTGGTGCATTGTGTGATTGCTCACGGGGAGTTATGGACAGATCTCGAAATATATGAGACTGGGCTAACAAACCCTATGATAGCGGAGAAGGCAAAAGAGGCAGGGCTAACGAAAGCAGATCAGATAATAGCTGATAGTGCAGAGCCGAAGAGTATCGCCGAGTTGCGCAATGCAGGGTTGTGGGTTATCCCTACAGTGAAGGGAGGAGACAGTATAATGGTGGGTATTGATATACTGCATCGCTATAAATGGAATGTTACACGGCGCTCTGCTGGACATATAGAGGAATTACAAAGTTACAAGTGGAAAACGGACAGAGACGGTAAGAAAACGAATACTCCCGTTGATAAGTTCAATCACGCTATAGATGCTACAAGGTACTTTGCCCTGATGAGGCTGAATGTAAGAAGAGCGGGAAGGGCAAGAGCTCATTATAATAAACTTGATTAAAAATGGATACGAGTACGAGGTTTAGGGAATGGATAGTGCGCGCGGAGTTCAGTCGAGATACTGAACGGTTGGAGCTGGAAAAACTCACACGGCCGCTGAAAGTGGGAAAGGTGTGCACGCCGGATAATTTAGACAATATGACTATTGGGCAAATGGTGCAGCTGGCAGATTGTAAGGATGTACGAGATATGTTCTATACGGCCTGCCATGTACTGCTGGGCATGAACAAGGAGCAGGTAGATGGTAGTTGGGCTGTTGATGTCGTTCGTTTCTGTGGGTGGGTTGCCGGGAGGCTGCAACGTATAAACGCATTGTTTGACAGCGTAAAGGGGAAGCCGACAAAGGAAGAGGAAAAAGCTGGTATTGATAAGCTCAAGTTCGGAGTGTTTGGCTTGATAGACTGGTATGCCCTAAGAATGGGGATAACGGATCATGAGGAGGTAACAAAGGTTCCGTGGGGGAGAGTGTATAAATGTCTCGAAATGGACAATAAAAGACATGAATTTGATAAACGATTAGCAAAGATATATGAAGATGAGCATCGAAGATAAGATAAGGGAGATTGCAGAGAGAGAGTTCAAGGGGTACAGTTATGTATTCGAAGATTGGAACGGAGCTGCAGAGGTTGTCGATAGGGTTTCGCTGCCTGCTATTATCTGTCTGTTACCTCCAAGTGGATATTTTGATATTGCACGAGGAAAGATTAAGGATAGCGAGGACATGTCTATCGCTTTCGTGGATAAGGTTGTGAGAGACGCTAACGGGGATGATAACGAAGAGGTCTACACGGGAATGAAGCGAACGGCAGGAAAGTTTATCGACGCGATGAATAGAAGTAGGTATTTTGAGCCTATCGAGGGGAAGATAAGATACCAAACGATATTGGAAAGTGCAAGCGCATGTTTTACAGGTGTGTTTGTTGAGTTGAACGTTAAAGAGAGTACTGGGGTATGTCTGCAATAGAGAGTGTTGCAAGGGTTGTTCTTATCGAGGAGCTGGAAGACTTAAAACAGAAGATATTAGAACAGCACATGAGAGCCGGGCAGAAAGCAAGTGGTAGGACTGCTGCGAGTATGCACGTTGAAGCAACGGAAAATGAAGGGACGTTGTATGGTCGCTCGGCATTTGGAGTTCTTGAAACAGGTCGTAAGCCAGGCAAGGCTCCGGCAGGTTTTCAGGCTATTATTCGCAAGTGGATGTCAGATAAGGGAATTAAGGCAGAACCTATCCCGTATAAGACGGACAGACCACATAAGTACACACCACAGGAAAGGGGTGATATGTCTTTGTCTTATCTGATAGCAAGGAAGATAAAAAACGAGGGCACACGGCTGTTTCGTCAAGGTGGGAGGTCTGATATATATTCGAATGTGATACCGGCCACGAAAGAGAAAATAATGCAGCGTATCGTGAAATTATTGCAAGTGGAGATAACGAACATAAAACTTAATAATGTAGAAATATGAGAACAAGGACAACGGGAGATGTTACTTTCAGATACCCTGACGAGATAGGGTTTGCGTTCAATCCGTGTGTGATAATCTGTCATGGTGAGAACATGGCACGCATGAATGTTTCCATATCGGACGGTGAAAAGCGCGAGGATATGACGTTGAACGCATTTGGCGGGAAATGTTATACTGACATGGCAGAATATGTACAGGCCTTTTTTGATACGCTGAACTTCGGAAAACTCGACTACAAGAAAGAGAAGAAGTCGGATGTCGGCAAAAGTCTTTCTTTTAATATTGTGGCCGTCTTGAAAGATAAGGAGGTACAGTTTGCGTTCGAGGTATATTACGTTTGGGGTGCAATGAAAATCGGAGGAGAAGAGATTTATAACGGTTTTCGTACGTTTACGTGGCACAAGGGATATCCATTCACGTTCGGGGTGTATTGCAGTGGAAAGGGTGCTTTGATGATTTCACAAGAAGGTGTTGCGGATAGGTTTATACAGATACCGGAACAGGGTGTTTGGAATATCCCGCTAAGCGAAGATGATGGCAAGCATTCTTATATTGTTGTCACGGATAGTGCTGGTAAGTTCATTGAGGTAACGTTTGATGCAACTTTCGATGTGACGTTCAAGCAGCGAAGTGTAAGCAAGGACACACGTAAGGCATTGATAAAGGTTGAAGATGATTGCGAGGTGGGTTATTATTTGCGGTGGATAGACCGCCATGGGTTTTATTGTTATGAGCTTTTTAAGAAAGGAGAAGAGCAACGAAAAAGCATTGCTGGCAGTACGTTTACACGTAACGATCTTACGGCTTATGACGATGACTATGGGTACCAGGGTAATACTGGGTTGTTGCAAATGAAATCACGCAAGGACACGATACCAATATGTGCTCCGCTTGTTGACGATGAGACGTGGGAAAGACTTTACGACATAGTCACGAGCCCATGCGTTGATTTGTTTGCAGGATATGAAAATGGATTGCCCAAATGGGTGTCAGTAAATGTTGTGGAAGGTTCTCACACAAAGAGTAGAGCTGCGCTGCAAGACTTTATTTGTACGATTGCACTGCAGGAAGTAGGGGTACAAAAACTGTAAGGATATGAAAGATGAAAGGTTATACATCGACGGTGAGCTGGTAGACTTGGGAACAGATACGAAAATAACGTTGAACTTGAAAAGCAACTTGTTTCGTGATGTTTCTAAGATTATCAGTAATAGCACATATACAATAAAGCTACCGATGACGGCAAGAAACAAGCGGCTTTTCCTACATGCAGACCTTGTACAGGAAAGTGCCGGTTATGCGTATAAGACACACCAGGCGCGTTATTTCCGTGATGGTGTTGAGGTTATAAAGGATGGTATAGCTACGATATTGCAGGTGTCAGACAATGTTATGGAGGTGGCGATATTATGGGGGTTATCATCTAAACTCAGCAAACTACTATCTGATGGCATGACGCTTAATAAGTTAGACACAGTAGACCGCATATTATATTCTGAAAAAAAGCCTGTTGAGAAATATGATGATGCAAAGAAGAAAAACTATTTTTATGCGTTCTATGATGTGTGGAGAAAAGATGTAGAACCGGACTATACTTGGAAAAGTACACAAGAGTTGACTTTACCCACTGGAGGATATGGTAATAGTAGTAACTTCCCGAGTCACACATTCGGTGGTAGCCGTACAATAGGGAGTAGTACGAGTGTTGTGGATAATCTGCACCCTGTTGTACGTGCATCGTGGCTACTTGACCTTATCAAAGAAAAGACGGGTGTGGACTTTCAATTTGCAGAAGAAGCAAAAGAGTATATCGACACACTGATTATCCCGCTTGTGTCTAATAAGAGTAATGAGCTAACGTTTGATAAGAATTTCGAAGCGGTGTTGCCGGCACGTAACACTTTCGGGGCGGTACCGATCACGATAAGCAAGGCAAGTAATGTCTTCACGGCAAGGGAAAGTGATACGGTGACGGAGTTGGTAGCAGCTATTGATACGAGTGTTATTCTTGATGTTAGTGGAGAGTGGGAAGGTGATTTGATGGGAGTGAAGCCACAGGGACATGGTAACAGAGGTTATGGGAATACGGATAACTTCATTTTTAACAATGTAAACAGGGTGTCTGTTAAGGTAAGAGGAAGTGGAGAAGACCAGATATATCCTGTAGGTGACAGTCAAGACTATATCCTTGTGTCCGTGCCGAGCGGTTACAGGGATAAAGTGAAATTCAGTATCAAAGGTAAGGGCAAAATCGACCTAAAAAAAGGAAACTCTATCGTTTTTGAGTGGGGGGTTCCTAATAAAATGTCTGCTACAAAGTTTCTTGGTGGGGCAATAAAAGCTACGTTGCAAGTTAGCGATAGTGTCCCAGTAGAGGGATATTTTCCTATTACGTCCAATTTACCGAAGATAAAGATTATAGACTATGTAAAATTTTTATCTGCGATTACAGGAACATTCCCATTGCAGATAAATAAGGGTAACGCTATAAAATTTATGCCGTTATCTAAGATTTGGGAGCGTAAAGCTGACGCTGTAGATTGGACACGCAGGGTTATTGGTAGCCAACTTCAGAGACCTCAAGGTATAGAGTTCGTTGTGAGTGGATATGCACAACGTAATGTGTATAAATGGAAAGAAGATGATAGAGTGTCAAATGTATACGACGGTATTGTTGCTATAGACAATGAAACTTTGGAAAAAGAACGTGTTGTGTTTGAATTTCCATTTGCTGCCACTAATGGAGATAATGTACCTATGTACACCGGTGAGAGGCCTAATGGTTTTCATAGCGGTGGTTCTTTCGGTGGTGGGGACGGAACAAAGGTCGCTTCCGAGAAAGCCCCAACTTATTCGGCTTGTAAAGATAGGATATTGCGACTAATGCAAGATACCAATGGGTTTGCTACTGGGTGGTTTGATATTAACATGCAGGAAATCATAAACACGAAGTACAGGGAGGTCGTAAACACGTTGAGATATGCTAAGGTGGTAAGTGTGAGGATAAATATCCGTAATATGGAGCTACTAAATTTCGATGAGACGATCCCAGTTTATCTTGAGCAGTATGCGAGCTATTTTGCTGTGCTGGAGATAAAGGCAGAGAGTGACGGTACAGCAGAGGTAACACTTTTGAAACTTGAATTTAATTAAAAAATAAAAGCTATGAGTACAGAAGAACAGCAGATCTTGAATATCAAGGTAAAGTATGAAGATGCCATTTACGGTATAGTGAGATATAGGGAAAAGCTCGAGGAGCTATCAAGGGCGCAAGATAAACTTAAGGAAGACTTTAAGAATGGGAAAGTGACGTATGACGAATATGCGACAACGCTTGCTGCGATGAATGAACAGGTGAAGACGCATAAGGGCACTATTCGGGAGCTCTCTAAGGAGGTACAGAACAATATCAAGACGGAGAGAGAGCAGGAAGGGTCTTTGCGTTCCTTGCGTGCAGCGTTGAGCAATGCCACGAAAGAATATGATGCGCTGTCAAAGGCAGAACGTAATGGGGCAAGAGGTCAGGAGCTGAAAAAGCATATCAATGACATCACAAATGAACTGAAAGGCGCAGAAGCAGAGACACAGAGGTTTTATAGGAGTGTCGGAAGCTATGAAGAGAGCATAAAGGGTGCATTGGGCGTAAACTCTAACTTTGCCAATTCGATAATGAAGATGTCGGAGAGTGGCAAGGGGTTATCCGGTGTTTTCGACGGTGCGATATCGAGTGCAAAGGCTTTCGGTTCAACGCTTATGGGGTTAATGACAAACCCTGTATTTCTCGCTCTTGCTGGTATTGCTGGTGTTGGTGTTACGTTTAAGTGGTTCTTTGACTATAACAAGGGTATAGAAGAGAGCACGCGACTGACAAAGGAGTTTCTTGGGTTATCGGGTGATAGCCTGAAATCGATAAGAAGTGAGATACAGGCGACGGCTGACACGTACGGAAAAAACTACAAGGAGGTATTGGAGGCTGTAGATGTTCTGACGGCCCAATATGGTTATGATGCTAAGGAGTCTTTGAAGATTGTTAACGATGGTCTCCAGGCTGGCGCAGACTTAAATGGGGATATGGTTGATAAAATCAAGAAATATGCCCCAGCGTTTCACGATGCAAACATTAGTGGGCGAGAGCTTGTAGCTACTATCCAGCAGACACGAAGTGGTATCTTTAGCGATGATGGGATGAACCTTATTCAGATGGGTAGCAAAAAGATACGGGAAATGTCTACGGCCACGAGTGATGCGCTGGAGGGCATAGGGATAAGTTCTAAGAAGGTCGAGGCTGATTTGGTGAGCGGTTCTAAGTCCACGTATGATGTTATAAAGATGATTAGCACAAAACTAAAGGAATTTCCGCAGAACTCTAAAGAAGTGGGTGCGGTACTAAAAGATGTATTTGGCCGACAGGGAGCAAATGCTGGCCTGAAAATGATAGAGCAGCTCGACACGATGAACATCGACCTCGAAAAGTTGAAGGACACTACAGGAGAGTATGGCGAGAAGATGAATGAGCAGAGAGAGGCGAACGAGGAGCTTAACAGGGTTCTGGCTGCAATGTTCGATATGAGCGATAAGGGCTTCGGGGAAATGCTTATACAGGTTAAGACTTTGACGATACAAGGTATAACAAAGCTATTGAAGGGTCTTATTAATGTGATAAATTATTTCATAGACCTGTACAATGAAAGTATGGTCTTCCGAGCTGCCATCCAAGCTATTATAGCAAATTTCAAAAACCTTTGGAATGCGGTTAAACTGGTATTCAATCTGATAGTGGATAGTGTCAAAAATACTGGCCATCAGTTAAAGGGGCTTGCAGAGATAGTAGAAGGTATTGTGACGTTATCATTTGATAAAATAAAGAGAGGCTTCAATACGATTACGAAAGGGTATGTGGCTACTTTAAAAGAGGGGTTCAATGATGTTAAGAGCTTTGGCAAAGAGGCTGTTAGGAACGGGATAGATGCCGTTAATGAGGTTATCAAAAATAAAAAAGTTAATCATATCGAGATACCGACATATATTGTAGGAGATAGTGAAATAACGGGCACTGATGGGACAGACAGAAACGGTAAAGGAAATACAGGTAAAAACAAAAAGAAGAAGAAGAACGGCAAAAAAGACAAAAATAAGGTATCTGCTGAAGAAATGGCAAAGAAAGAGGCGGAAGCTATACGAAAAGCAGAAGATTTGCTTACACAGCTTGTTGAGCAGACGGAAGAAGAGCGTAGAAAGCAGATAGAGACCGCTTATAATCGTCAGATTGAAGATGTGAAGAGGAGGTTAGAGACTGAAAAGGGACTGACAATTAATGCTCGTAAGGCTTTGAGTGCACAGATCATCTTGCTGGAGAGGGTAAAGCAAAAGAAGCTGTCAGAATTTGATGATATAACGAGGGAAGAACGTATCAAGCGTGAACAGACGTATATTCAGAATATGCTTGCAACTGTGGAGAAAGGTAGCAAAGAGGAATATAACCTTAAAGTAAAAGCTATCAATGACGCTTATCAGCTGGAAATTGAAGCGGCTAACAAGCAGGTAATGAATGAAGAGGAAAAGGCAAAGATACTGGCTTCTATCAATGAAAAATATTATAAGCAGGAAGAAGACGCGCAAAAGGAATACCATAACCATGTGCTTGATGAACAAAAGAAAGCTATAGAAAATCGTTATAAGGCTAAGATATTGGAAGCACAGATGCAAGGCAGAGATGATAACAGCTTGGAAGTGCTGCGTTTGCAGATGGAAGAAAGACAGGCACTGTTGGAGTCGGCACAGAGAAAGGAGGGAGAGACTATAGAAGAGTTCAATCTCCGGAAATTGCAGCTGGAGAAAGATTATATGCAATCTAAACAAGCAATAAGCGAGAAAAGAATAGAAATAGAAAGGGCAGAATATGAGGCAACGGATAGTCTTATGCAAGGAGCACAATCTATTGCAGAAGCGTTCGGGCAGAAGAACAGAACCCTTGCTATGGCATCAAAGGCACTTGCGCTGGCAGAGATAGCTGTAAGTACTGGTGTTGCACTTGCGAATGGTATAAAGCAAGCACAAAGTGTACCATATCCTGGCAACCTTGTGGCGATTGCAACTACAGTGGCAGCTATATTAGGTAATATTGCGACGGCTGTAAAGACGGTGACATCCGCAAAGTTTGCTTCGGGTGGTTTGGTGACAGGCCCGGGAAATGAGACGAGCGACAGCATACCGGCGCAGCTTTCGAATGGAGAAAGTGTACTGACTGCTTCAGCTACGAGAATGTTTGCGCCGGCTCTAAGTGCATTCAACCAAATCGGAGGTGGAGTGCCTATTGTCAGCTCGGCAAATGGCGGAGGACAGCAGATAGGCGAGGAGTTCTTGGCTCGTGCCGTGGCTCGTGGTATGGCAGCTGCACCAAGACCGGTAGTGAGTGTTGAGGAGATAAACAAGACGAGAGGACGGGTTGAGACAATTGAACACATGGCAACGATTGGTTAATAGGAGATAATAGATTATGATACAATATGAATTATTAAAGGCTTCGGTGAGCTTGCTTGCGATGCTTGAAAAGAATGGCATCGATGCAAAAGATGTGAAATATATTGATTTGTACGATGAGTACACAAGGCTTAAAAGTGAGGGGCATAAAATGGGTTATATAGCCTATTATTTAAGTCAGCAATATGAGTGTAGCGAGGCTACCGTTTACAGAGTGGTTAAGCGAATGGCACAAGATATAAAATAGTTTTCATACGATTTTTTAGTTACGAATTGGGGTGTTCTGTCTGTGAAGATAGAACACCTTTTTTGTTTGTCGCACGGCATGATAGTAAAGAAATAACAGAATAAAGATTTTGTTTATAAGTATAAAGTAATTTTGTGGATAAATAAAAATAATTATGGCAGTACTAAAAATTTATAATGACATTCAAACAGAGAACGAAAAGAACTTTTGCAAGTTCTGGGGGGATGCCGAGGGCGTTTGCTTTAAGGATGTTGATGAGTTCTGCGAGAGCATACCAGCGGACGATAATGCTATAGATGTGCGGTTGCATTGCGATGGTGGCTCTGTCATTGAGGGCTGGGGTATTTATGACCGGTTGCGTGCTACTGGCAAGGTGATAACTTGCACGGTGGAAGGTAATGCTGCATCTATGGCTACGGTAATTATGATGGCGGCACCTAAAGAGAGAAGAAAAGCCTACAAGAACGCGGAAATATGTGTGCATAACCCGTGGGTGCCAGCTTATGCTCTGGGTGATACTCTTACAGCAGCAGAACTGGAGAAGGCTGCATCGGATCTGAAAGAGACACAAAACAAGATGCTCGACCTGTATGTGGAGCGTTGCGAATGTAACAGAGAGGAGATGCAAGCCCTGATGGACGAAGATAAGTATATCGGAGTTGATAGGGCTATGGAATTAGGTTTAATTGGAGAAATAATCGCCCCAGCTTCAGCCAAGAAGCAGGGCGCAATGTTGAACAATAAAAATAGTAAAAAAATGGCAAAAGAAAAAGATGAGAAGGTAGAGGTCAAAGCCTCTTTACTGGACCGTGCGCTTGCGAAGTTGGGGTTGAAGAACATTGACGAGCTGGCGAAGGGTATGGATTTGTCTACGAGTGACGGCCAGACGCTCACCGTGGAGAGAGAGGAAGGGGAACCGCAGGTAGGGGATAAGGCAAGCCCTGATGGCGAGTTTGTAATGCCTGACGGCAAGACAATCGTTGTAAAAGACGGTGTTATCACTGACATCAAGACTGACAGCAACGGCAGTGAAGGTGACGGTGAAGGTGACCGCATTGCGGAACTCGAAGCTGAAGTTGAGGAGCTGAAAAAGAAAATCGAAGAGCTGGAGCAGGCAAAAGCTACAGCGGAGGCCAATGCGAAGACCAAGGACGACTTGCGCATTTTGAATGCTGTTAAGATTGCCGGAGGCGAAAAGGCTTTGGCAAAGATTTCAAGCAACTACAAACCAGAACCGCGCAAGCAGGAAGGTGGGAATGCAACAGCGAAAGCTGAAGATAAGGGCGAGATGTCTCCGATGCGACAGGAGATTGAAGCCCGCAGGAAAGGAACGTTTAACAAGAAGTAAAAAAGAAGAGAAATGACAAAGTTTTTTGAAAACATTAGCGTCAACCCGAAAGACGTAACGGATCTCAAAGAGGTTATCCCTTTGAGTATTGACCAAGATGAAGATTTCCAGCGTTTCACTGCGCTGAAAAAGGTTAAAAACGGAGACCCTGTGGCCTTTTTTGGTGACATGGACGATGTTGGTATCAAGGGAAGTGGTTGTGACCCTAAGTATCAGGAGGTTGGCATCACAAACTCACAGAAACGTTGGGAGCTTGGCGATTGGCAAATTCCTATTAAGATTTGCTATGAGAGCTTGAAGGGCACGATAGCCGAGTACACATTGAAGACGGGTACACCAGTCGGTGACTTGACGAGTACCGAGTTCATGACCTATATCATCCGCCCGGCTCTGGAGCGTCAGATGAAGAGAATGATTTGGCGTTTCGGTTGGTTTGGCGACACGGGCGCAAAAGACGTTGCAGGAGGTGGTGCTCTTACCACTGGAACAAAGACAGAACTCTTTACTACGTGTGATGGTCTGTTTAAGCGTATTTTTGCACAGTGTACAAGTAAGTCAAGCCAGCTTACCGCTATTGAAGCGAATACAAAGACCTCTTTTGCAGAGCAGAAGAAGGCTATCCTCGGCAAGGGTGTAGCTACAGGCATTCTTGACAACCTTTTAATGGACGCTGACAGCCGTATATCTGCTGATAGTGGTGCGGTTATCTTGCTTACAAAGGGGTTGGCAGATGCACTGACCTACGACATCAAGAAGTGCTATACACAGATTATGCCGTGGGAGACTATTTTCGATGGTCTTGATGTAGCTACGTATAACGGTGTAACGCTGGCACGTGTGTCTATTTGGGACCGCATGATTGCGGCATATGAGAATACCGGCACGAAGCTGAACAAGCCGTACCGTGCGGTGTATGCTAATATCAATCAATTACAGGTTGGAACTGATGCCGACGGACTGATTTCAGACCTCGATATTTGGTTCGATAAGAAGGAGCGTAGAAACTACATCTACTCTACCGGTCGTATCGGTACACAGATATTGGAGGATGATATGTTCCAAGCTGCATACTAAATCGGGAGGACTGAATTATGGCAGGAATATGTGATAGTATTATCAGCAAGGGTATTGCAGTAGACTGCGAAAACCCTATTGTCAAAGGCTTTGAAGCTGACGGTATCATCTGCAATCGTGGTGATATTGATTTTTCCAAGAGCGTTTTTGACAATGACAACAAGAACGTCCTCAAGACGTTGATGTTGAAGAGTGGAAAGAAGGGCTACCCTGTTGCACAACAGGGGGCTACTCCTTTCAGTGGAGCAAAGACGAGCCTTGTTACCGGAACGTACAGAAATACGTTCACGAACGAGGTTCCAATTGCTGTGCTTGATAATGGTCCGGAGGTGGCACGTGACATCATCGACGGGCTTGCAAATGGAACATTCGTGCTTATTTTGAAGAATGTCCATAAGGGCACTTCAGGGAAAGCAGAATATCAGGTGTATGGCTATTATCAGGGCTTGCGTGCAAGTGCTATTGATAATGAGAAGTACAGCGAAGACACCGATGGAGGATGGCTGGTTACTCTACAGGAGACCAGTGTGCCAAAATCTGCTTTGTTCTATTTCAATACGGACTCAAAGACTACTGAAACACAGTTTCAGAGTTTGTTAGGAAGTGCTGGATAATGAAGATAGAAGAGGCACGAAAAATCATAGAGAACTTGAAGGGGCGTTTTGATGCTCCCTTCGGTTCTTCTGATAAAGAGACAATCGAAGAACTATACTACGAGGTCACTGGTAGGTCGTTCGTCCCAACATCGTGCCAGCAATGCTATCATGATGCACTCGTAGAAATTATGTATTATCTAAATAAAAACGGGAAAATGGCAGAAAAATTAAATTTCAGATTGAAAGCTGGAGCAATTATTAATTGCCCTGCTTTTATGGATGGTGAGGTTTTTTCGAATGATAACCTTACGGACAAGGTAGCTGCAAACTACCTTAAAGCGTACCCAGAGCAAATGGATATGTTTGAGGCTATTCCTGAAGGTTTTGACCCTACGGTAAAAGGTGGGAAAACTAAGGATGAATAATCAGAGAAGGGCAAAGCTATGAATGTAAAGTCGGCAAAGAAACCACAGAAGCGCGTTGATGTAAATTTCCAACAGCGATTTAAGATGCAAAGTTACGGTGCGGATAATCTGTACCCGCAGAACATCATGGCCATAACGGGCGCATCAGGAACAGCACAGTTATGCATTAACAGGTATGAGAAGTTCATCGAGGGCTACGGCTTCAATAATGAATATTTCTCGGAAATGGCTGTAAATCGTGAAGGTGTTACGATGGACGATCTGCTTCATCAGGTGGCTGGAGATGTCGCACATTTCGGTGGCTTTGCCCTTCATGTCAATTACAACGTACTTGGTCAAATCTCGGAGGTAAACTTTATGCCTTTCGAGCAATGTAGACTTGAAGAAACGGACGATGCAGGAAATGTAGCTCATATCCTTGTACACTGCGATTGGAGGGGTGATAAAACGAGGAACGGTCAAAAGCAAACGGTATCGGAAAAGTTTATCGGCCGTTTTGATGTATTTAACCCTGATACAGATGTGGTAACGAGACAGATTGATGCTTGCGGGGGAATTGAAAACTACAAGGGGCAAATTTTATGGCTTTCGTTGGACGGAAAAAATCAATACCCGGTACCACTATATGATGCTGTAATCACGGAAATATCTACGGACGAGGGTCTGGGAAATATCAAATATCGTAACGTCCGAAATAATTTCCTTGTTGCCTGTATGCTTATAGCGAAGAAAGGAGCGCCACGCATCAACGATAACGGCGAGGAAGAGGAAAGACAAATGATTGCCGATGAGGACTTGAAAGAGTTCCAAGGCGACACGAAAGGTTCTAAAATTTTATATGTTGAGCTTGAAAATGACGAAGACGAACCGAAGGTCGTACCGTTCCCGATCAGGAACTTTGACAAAGAGTTTGCCACGACTGATGAAAGTGTTATCGAGAGAATTTATTCACAATTTCATCAGGAGCTGTTCTACTCTATCCGCATTGGCAAATTGGGGTTCTCTGGGCAGGTCATGCAAGACGCTTACGAATACTATGCAGGTGAGGTGACGACAGAACAGCGGTTTATTGAGCGTGCATTTACAAGGGTGTTCGGCAGCTGGCATGATGTTACTATGCCTCGTGACTTTTCGATTAGACCGATGAAATATATAAGTGCAGAAAATAACGACAAATTAAATGGAGAATAGAAAGCACATATTGACCGCTGAAGATTTGAAAGCGTATGTACGCCCAATTTCACGTCATGTTGAAGATGAAGATGTGGAAACTTTTATCCGTGAATGTGAAGATACGGTAATCATCCCTGCAATCGGACTGAAGCGTTTTAAGGAACTATGTCGCGAAGAAAATCGGTTGGGAGATGAAAACAAGATATTGCTTTGCGGTGGTGAATATGAAAATAGAAATGGAGAGCTGAAGCAATGTGTAGGGCTTAAGGCTGCGCTCTCCTACTTTACATATGCAAAGATGATGATGTCGGATGGCACTATCCTTACTCGCACAGGGTTGATGCAGCATAATGACAGCTATGCAGAGCGTAGCGATGATAAGAACAGGGTACGTAGGTATAATGATGTCATGAATGTGGCGGAAGAATATCTAAGCACGTGCCTTGCTTATCTTGCAAGCCTCAACAAGGGGGGATGTGAAAATAGTGAGATTGGGAAGGTGAGAGGAACGAGATTGAGAATTCATGCAATAGGTGATTGATGACAACGATTGAAGATTTAAGGACAAAGGCTGCGCTGATTTTTAATGCTGTGTTGGCAGGAGAAAATACAGCTAAGCGTGTCGGTAGTGCATTCAACGACACGGTAGACCTTATCGAGCAGCTTCAAAAATATACTGGTGGCGAGGGGCGATTTATCAGTAAGGATAAGAAAGATGAAACAAAAGAGTTTGTCGCATTCTTGAAAGGAATAGGAATAGGGAGGTTATTTGATATAGACGGCGATGGAAATGCCCGACTAAACTCTGTTACGCTTGCTAAATTTCTGCGTTCTGCTAACTTTAACCCGTCTGAACAGGCTGGCTTTGGTATCACGCAACGGGAAGATGGGAAGTATCAACTTTCGCTCACCGACATCATCGTTTGGGGTAAAGCCGCATTCAATGAGTTGGAGAAACGCAAGTTAAGTTATGTTGGCGGCAATTTCGTATTCAGTGCCTGCGGGTCGAAGATAAAGAAAATCGAGGATAAAGGTAACGTGTGGCGTTGCTACTTCTTTCAAGACGACGGCAGCACGGCAACGACCAACTTATGGGAGGTTGACGACCAGGCGCGTTGCCAAACGTTTAATATCCGTGCAGGCGTTTATGCAGGTGTTTCCAACAGAAGCTATTGGCGCAGGGTAATGGCGAAAGGTGTTGATTATATCGACCTTTCAAAGGCCGACTGTGAGCAAGGAAGTGATGCACCGCAGGTTGATGATACGCTTGTTCAGTTCGGTAATAAGACAAAGCCCGAACGGCAGGGACTCATCATGCTGCGCACCACGGGCGAGCAGGCCATTATCATCTACAGCGGCATCAACGGCTACACCCTCGAGGGCAAAGCCGTGGCACTGCTCTCGCCCTCGAAGGTCGATATCTCGGCCAGCATCTTCCGCCTGCTATCTCCTTCGGGCTCGGCCATTGACTTGAAGGGTAAGGACGGGCGCGACGGCAAGAGTAGCTACACGTTTACGCGCTATTCAGACGATGGAGGAAAAACGTTCACCAAGGCCATTCCGCTGAAAGCCACGGGCGAACTGTTTGCCGGTCGCAACATCTTTGCCGTCAATGCAGGATTGGTTGCAGAGGCAGGAGCCGTTCTCGACAGCAACCTTCATGGTGTGAAATGCACAAAAACAAAGAGTCTTAACCGCGTGGGACAGCTGTTCAAACGCTTTGCAAGCAACTTGCCACGCGGTCAATTCCGCATCAGCGGGCGAATGAAAACGGACGGAACCACGTTCAGCGTGAATGTGAATATGGGTGGTGTTAATGCGGGTGATGTTATCGCTACATCCGATTGGAAGGCCTTTAGTTTAGTGGCAGACAGACCAGGATATAGCGATGCGCCCAATTATTGCTTTGTGGACTTCCGCTATGGCATGGCGCAGTCTGCCGCCACGACGCTCAACCTCTACGTCGCCGACCTAATGATTACACAGGGCAGCGAGCCTTATGATTACGTCCCAGCACCCGAAGACCAGCAGTTTGGCTTGACACCCGGGCTGTATCTTGGCATCGCTTCGTGGGACAAGCCCTATCCACCGCTCGACCCAAGTGTCTACACGTGGAGTAGCACCACAGACAAGGAGGCGATGAAGAAAGCACAAGAGGCCATCAAGACGGCTGAAACGGCCAGTAGTGCAGCCACCGCCGCAGCGACAAAAGCCAACGATGCAACCAAGCGAGCCGGCGATGTGGAACTGAAGATGCAGCGGGGCGAGTTCATCGTTCGTGCCGATAAGACGCGCTTTCAAAATAATAAGGGGCAGGATGTGGCCGTGTTCAACGCCGATGGAACGATTAATGCGCGTGCCATCATGGCAAAGGGTACAGGAGGCACAGCCTACTTCGGACTGTACAACGATGCACCGGCCATGATTTTCACCAACGCCTCAGGACAAACCACGGCACTGATGACCAATCAGGGCATCTTGAAACCAGCGGACTGTGTCATCACCTTGCGGGACACAAAAGGCAGCATGCTCTTCAAGGAGATGAATGGCACCACTATACGAGCTTATTTCACTTACTACATCGCTATCCGGGTGGTCAATACAGGCTTCCAGCGAACGCTCTTCGGAGACGATACACTCAGCCCGCATGCCCAGCTCTCCCTCTCGGCGCGTTTCGAAGAATATGCCGAGAGTGATATGCAGTTGCGGTGTGTGGAGCCAAAATGGATTGAGCCGCAAAAGGAGCAAACCATCGTCTA